CCCATTTTTAGAGATTTAGAGGCTGATTAGAATTTATACTTATGAAGAGTCCTCTTTCTCCGCCTATTTAGAGGTTATATAAAGAGGTCTCTTTCTACTTATTTTTTTATATTTTTACTTTTTACTCAATTGGTTGAGTAATATCCTTCATGACATAATTATAAATAGAATCACGATTTTCCTTTCTAGTAAAGCAATACGTATACCCGTCTACAAGTATTTCTAATATATTCATTGCAAATGGACACATTCCGCTTCCGGTCATTTTTTCATTATTATAGGATTGAATTACAAAATAATATAATTTTTTCCCATATTGCTCTGTATCTTGATTATTATATGCCATAATTTTCAATTTACCTTCTTTCGATAATTTTCTCCATAATTTCATTTGTTCATTCAATTGTAATTTGGAATACCAACAAAAGGAATTTGCAGACCTATACCAGGTTATGCATAATTCTTTTGCTTCTGCATTAACTTTTCGATCTTTTAACGCACGTTCAAATTGATTTTCAATTGAATTCATATCACATTGACGATGATCTGGTTCAGGATTTGAATAAAATATAACTGACATTTTGATTTGATTCTGACTGAAATATGACTTCCTTACTTAACGAAAATGCGTTTCAATTTTTTGTTGGAGACCTCTTCCAGAAAAAATTGAAATGAATTTCTTGCTATAGCAAATCCACATATTCACTTCAACAACAAGATGAAGCACGCGTCAGACTTTATGCCAAAGGATATACAAAATATTCTAATTAAAAAAATAGCTACTGATCATGGAGATATGCCGACTATTCAGAAAAATTGGGTAATTAAGAATATATTAGAATACAATACAATACTCACTAGCGAACAACGACAAGCTTTCTTTGAAAATATAATTTGTAAATTATAATATTGTCATCGTACCGCTATAAAAGCAAAAATCATTTAAATCTTTCCTAAAAAAATTAATATTATTTATTCTAATTAAATTGCTTCCGTAATAATTATTTGTATTTTGAATTTCTCTCCACCCTAATCTTTTGAATCTTCTTTCTACCATTCCATTTCGATAACATCTTATATTTTCATTAAAATATATTAAATCAATTGTCATTTATAAATATATAATATAAATTATATATTTATTTATTTCAATTTTTTTTATTTATTTAATTTCTCTCTTCATTATTAATATTTAAGTCCGAGGAACCGTATGTATCACCTCTTTCGTATCATTATCGACTATTTGTAAGCAGGTCTCATGGAAGAATAAATCACTATATTTTTTCTCAAATTCTGGATGAAGTCGCTTTAATTCTTGATACACCTCTTCCTGCTGCTCTTTAGTTAAATCGTACAACATTCCCGTAATCATCAATCGCGATGCATGCAAAGATTTAGCACTGAGATCGGCATCTGCATCCACGCAACTTTTACAATATGGCTTTTTTTGAAGAACAAACTCAATTTCTTCACTCATCATCTCGTCAGGGCACGTACTGCATTTAGTTAACAATGGTAAAGACATTTTAATTATATATATAAATATTTTATATTTATATATATTTTATTGAAATTTATATTTATATTAATTTCTCTCATTCTATTATATTTACAGGCCGATTTTTATGAATATCATACCATAGCGGTCTGGTGTTCTTATAATTACAACGAGCTATTATTTGCTCTGTAGTAGGGTCTACGCCATTTACCTTTGCTTTTAAAGGAATAATATGATCTATATCCCATCCACGAATTCCTATTGCATTAATTCCGTAATTATCCCAGCTATATTCACCTGCAAATTGCTTTTCAATATGTTCAATTACATCTTCAATTTTCTCTGCACCTATAGTTGGAAGCAATTTATTACCATGCCCATTGTGGAAGCAAGCAAATAATCGTTTTCTGTACACATTCATCACAAAAGCCCTCAGATTATGTATTCTACATGTATATTTCCTAATTCCGCAACTACATACATTAGTTCCCTTACATAATTTGCATTCGTATTTATACTTCTTATGCTCACAAAAATATTGAGGGTTGCACGTAATACACTTTTGATTTTTCACATTATTATGCTTTTCACAATTACTCATTTAATTAAATATATATATAATATGTATTTAAGTTGATATTTAACTTATATTTATCTTTTTTCCTCCCATTCTAATAAATGGATATGCTTAAATATACCCTTGTGTCCATTATTCCACGCTTGACTATCATAAGAAATCGGATTGTTCCATAATTTCATACGCTTTAATTCAGTATTTATATTAATTACTTTGAATATCTTTTGTTCTTTAATCATTGTCTCTAACTCGTGCTTGGATATAGTTCCTTCCACATTTGCACCAAATACAAAATTTTCTTGGAACCATTTATCGAATTTACACAGATTTTCACGCAATTCTTCCTTCTCATTTTTCCACTCCTTCGGAACTGGAGGTAATTTGCCTTCATCCGCAAATTTTTTGCTATACTCAAATATAAGTTCCAAAAATGCCTCTTTTTTTTCGGCTAATTTTTCAATCATTTTTGGATCGCTATAGAACATTAAATTTTCATAATCATCTTTTCCTTCTGTAATACCGTTCTTATCATTGAAATTACTATCAAATTGATTTATGATCAGCGATCGAAGAATCCCATTGTCACCTTTAACATGAATTGGACTATTGCCTATCATAAATAATTTTCCAGAAATCGTCATCATCGCACTAATTCCATACATTACTGGATAGGATACTTGTGTGCCGTCCCGAATATTTTTTAACATACCTTCATCTTGTACTGCCGTCTCGTCCATCTCGTTCAACCATAATAGACGCTTTCCACTCAAAGTAGCAATTGTCTTATGAATCATTCCTTTATTCGCTTTTTCAAATGTATTGCTATTTAATTTAATTACATAATTTGGTGCAATCAACGTCAGAACATCAAATGGAGTTGATTTTCCATTACTCGCTTGTTCACCTTTCATATTGTAAAATTCTTGTACCTTACTTGCATCTCCACAAAAAGCATATCCTAACTGTCCTAAATAACGTTCATAATGTTCTTTTTTCCAATTACAAATCTTCTTTAATTCATGACTTACCCAGTCTTTATCTTCTTTAGTTGCCTTTTTATATTTAAATGGAAGTGTGTGTGTAATATAATCACTGCTAATTAATCCTTCTCGAAATTCCAAAGTTCGTAAATTTAATATTCCATTCTTATAAGCAATTTTATAAGGATTATTATTTAACTGTTCTAACCATTTATCGTCTGCATATAATTTACTCCGCAAAAATTGTTCTAACGATTTGTAAATTGAAGATTGTGATAATGATTTACGATGTTCGTTAAATTGATTAATGATTTTTTGAATTTCACCTTTTTTGCTTTCATCTGCTTCTTTCGCTTTAAGATTCGCATAATACGCTACACTTTCATCTATGGTCTGTTGTGTAAAGGATACAATTTTTTCACTTATAAATTCATTCATCTCCCATACACCTTTGCGTTCTTTAAATTCCCACCACACTTTCTTATAACAACGCAAATTATCTATAAAATGTGGAACACACCAAGTGCCAATATCATTCGTGCCCTTATTCAATATATCCAGCGTAAGAAATAATTTGAAATCTTCTGTCCATTTACGCAAATTATCTGGCTTATATTTTTTACACAAAGAACGCAAAATATTACGATGAACCGTATGCGATAGACTATTCCAAGTCTTTTCACCATCACCATTTCGGGCATCTAACTCTACCCAGCGTTTCCACACCTCAATAGAATACCCATTGCTTTTCAAGCACGCACCGATTTTTAAGAAATCGGTTCGATCTATCAAATGTTCACCACTTGCTTTTTTGGGATTGCCTAAATAATTCATCAGTAATTTAACCCACTTATCTCCATCTTTACTTTCTTCACTTTCATCTCCTTGTCCTTGTCCTTGATCTTGTCTTTGTTCTCTTTTTGGATGCTTTTCAAATAATTCACCCATTATATCACTAAAATAACGCACCTTACAACAAGTCTCGGGCGAATCATTTTCTAATACTACTATCGGCACATCATTTAACCATTCTCTATTGCGATCTGCCGTTCCACTGACTTTACAAATCGTCTTTGTGGGTGGAAGTATTTGTATTGACTTATTCCCCATAAATATTTCCATCTCATCTAATTTACACTTAAAAGAGTTGCCTGAAAGCCGAGAACAAAGTTCAGTTATTATACCACACATACCTTCACAATCTGTATAATCTACGATAACTGCACCATTTTCTAACGTTGAACCCATAAATACTCCATCTTCACCGCACAAATCAATATAATCTTCAAAGCGGGTTTTTGTTTTTTCACATTTTGCTTTAGAACTATTCACATCAAAATCCAAGCAAAATAATTTTCGACCATTTGGATGTTCACCCATAAATAACGCCCAACGATCACTTTCAAGATCATGTAGACACTCTAAGACTTCGGGAGTTAAATTTGTCCAATCTTTATGCGGCGGCTTTTTATCTGCTAACACGTTAATTAACTTATATTTTTTAGCAATTAAGTTCTTAATTATTTCCATATATACTTATTTATAATTATAGTTCTAAGTATATTTTATAATTAAATCAATTATAATTTAATTAAAAAAAATCACTTATTAGGACATTTAATCAACTTCTTTCAAATATTCTACAGGAGGTTGCGGTGTTAATTTTAGGTATAATTGATGAAGTCGTCCTCTTACGTGTGCACACTTGTTATATCTAGAATATTCCAAGCCACATTCGCAAGTAATACGTTCTGCTAAATGACTTTTCTTTTTCTGATAATATTCTGTATTATATTCTTTAACATTAAAGGTCTTCATATTTTGATATTAATATATATACTTAATTATATTTAAGTAATTTTTTATTCAAATTATGAAGAGTCCTCTTTCTCCTCCTCTATTCCTCTAAATCTCTACGTTTTGGAAAAGTGTTGTATACAACTAAATCCTCCATATAGACTTTTCTAAAATCCCATTTTTAGAGGATTTAGAGGTTGAGTAATAAATATACTTATGAAGAGTCCTCTTTCTCCGCCTCTATTCCTCTAAATCTCTACGTTTTGGAAAAGTGTTGTATACAACTAAATCTTCCATATAGACTTTTCTAAAATCCCATTTTTAGAGGATTTAGAGGTTGAGTGATTCAATTTTTTGTTGGAGGTCTCTTTCATAAATAGTTGAATTCTAATTGCAACAACATGTTATTCTTTAATTTTTGTAATTCTAGAATTTGAAAATCAACTGCCGCTATCATTTTCTCCAGACATGCTACTTGGTGTATACGATTACGTTCACGTTCAGTTAATTTGTTAACATTTGGAGGTTCATTTTTATTCAAAGAGAGAAATTCCATTTTAATATTTATATATAAATTATTTTTATATATAAATTTATTCAAACGAAGATAACCATATATATATATCAAAATACTTTTCAGAATCCATTTTAATAATTATATTATTATATTTATATTTATATATAAAAATATATAAATAATATAATTAATTATGGTATCTTTATCTCTCAGAGGTAATGGAATGAAGTTAAAAAAGGTTGATGAATATATGACTCCCTTATCTGCTTGGCAAGATATTAATGAATTTATTCCTAAAAATAAAATTATCTGGGAAGCTTTCAAGGGTGATGGAACGAGTGCAGAAAATCTACGATCTATAGGATGCAATGTTATTTGTGATGATGTTGATTTTTTTACTGCTAATTTAAATTATGACATTATTGTGACTAACCCACCATTCAGTAAAAAGATAAAAATATTTCAAAAATTAGAGCAAATAGATATGCCTTTTATTATGATTGTTCCTGTATCTATTATCACAAAGAAGTATTTTTCATATTTCTCTCAAAAGTGTGGAATTATAGTGCCAAATAAGCGTATCCAATTTATAAAAGACGGTAATCAATTGACTAGATGCTGCTTCGACTGTGTATATGTATGCTATAAAATTGATAATTTCACTCCTCGGGAGATAATTTATCTTTAATAAATTATTTATAAAATTTATATTATATTAAATATAAATTTATAAATATAATATAAATGGATGAATCAGGAAGTGGAATTGTATCTTGGACTAAAAATCTTATTTCTACCATTCGCAACCCAAAGAACGCTCTTTATTCAGCACCGAAAGCCGTATTAGAAGCTATCGAGAAATACGCAGCATACAATATTACCTCAATCACAGTTTACCGTGAGCCTCTTTCAGGCGGTGTAGCCAAATTTGTAGATTTAATCTCTAGCGGTAATTTCTCAAAGCAAATGGCCAAGGCTAATTATGATAAAATGTATCATTTATATATGATTCTTCACCTAGATAATGGTGTGAAATTATTAACGGAGAGAAATGAACGAGTAAAATTAGTAGTCTGGAATGGAAAGCCTAAAAATAATGAATCAATTACAATTAAGACTAACGTTAGAGTTGGTTCACTATTTAATGCTGCTATCGAACGAGAGGGGGCCGATATTTGGAGGTATTCTGCATTGACTAACAACTGCCAAAAATATATTAGTTCTTTATTAAAATATCACAACTACTTAACACCAGCCGCTAGCAAATTTATTAATCAAGATGTCAGCACGCTACTGACAAAAGGTCAGGAGGGTATTGCACAAAAAATTACAGACTTTGCCAGTGTGGCTAAAAATGTAATTTCGGGTGGATTACATCTCGGACGGTTCGGTCAAATCACACGAGATTAAAAAATATTTTCAATTTTATTAGGCAATATAATAAAATTGAAATGGATTTCCGTTACGTAAGGAAGTCATATTACAAGTTCAACAAGAAGAAAATGGAATTTAAAATGATTCAAGATTACGCCACTAATTTTCCAAGAACACAAAAATTTTTGGTTGAAACTGCCGAAGAAAGAAAATTATGGACTAAGAAAATAGAATTGCAAATGGTGCTGGCTATGACGACATTACATTTATCATTTGTTAAAGGTAAATTTGATAAATATTTAGTAAAAGGTATGATTATTAATAATGAAATAATTGATATGTTAGCACATAACTATGCTAAAAATTTCCAAATGAAAGTTGAAAGTGTATGGGCTATTTCTGGATCATATGAAAATGAAATGATGGATAACATTATTAAAAAATTTACACCCGAATTCTTTGTTGAATTAGCGATTAAAAAATATGGAAAATAATAAATAAAAAAATGAAAAGAGACCTCTTTATCTAAAAATGAGATTTTAAATTAAATTAATAATTTTTATACCGAACCGCTTTTTAATATCTTTAATACTTTTTGAAATACTTTTTTTATTCCAAAGCAACCAACGACTCCAGAATCCAGCCGTTAATGGGTCATTCCAATCTTCTCTAGATGCATGCCGTGTTAAATATAATTCTTTTTGATGAATATTGTTATATTGAGTATAGTCTCCATAATTAGAGTCGCCAAAATTAATATTTTTTCCATCTATATTTACACTATATTTTTTATTTGGCTTATTGGATTTTGACAATAAAATAATCATTTAATATAATATCAAAAAATATATTTAATATTTAAATATTAAATTTGTTATATTAGATAGATATATGTCATTAACTATTGATAGTGGATTTGGTAGACCTTTAGCAAAATATGGTAAAAGAGAAATTACTGTCGTGACAAATCAAGCAGAAATGCAAGACAATGATTTGGTTGGTAAATGTGAATATCATTTAGATCCTACACAGACTGTGAAATTCCAGCAGATTCCTGACAAGACCCACGAGCGTGATATTCTTTATATTACTGGTGCATCTGGCTCTGGGAAATCTTATTACACTGTTGGTTATCTTAAGGAATATAAAAAAATGTATCCTGGTAGAAGTATATATGTCTTATCCGCACTCACTGAAGATGAGACTCTTGATAAAATCCCCGGACTTAAGCGGATAAAAATAAATGATAGGTTGGTTGATGATCCCATCGATCCTGAATTATTTCGGGACTCTGTTGTCGTTGCAGATGATGTGGATGTTATTGGAGACAAAAAGCAACGCGAAGCAGTGTTAGTAATTATTAATGCTATTCTAGAGACAGGTCGGCACTGGAATACAAGTCTCATTATGACCAATCACTTGGCTACAAATGGTCGCGATACCCGCAGAATCCTTAACGAAGCCCACAGCATAACATTTTTTCCCCATTCTGGTTCAGTACATGGTATCAAATATTTATTGGAAAGATATGTTGGTATGAGCAAAGAGGACTTCAAGAAGGCAAAAAAAAGTAAGTCAAGATGGACCACATATTTCAAGCATTATCCAGCAGTTATTATGACTGAATTTGATATCTGGATGCCTGGATGCGAGGATGATTGAGAGAAATTAAATAAATATATTTTTATTAAATATATTTCTTATAAAATATATATAAATAAATAATATATATTATATATAAAAATGACAGACGTTATTGGAGACTTACTAAAAAAATACAAATCAGATTTAAGCGAATTATCTCTCAATACATATAAGAATAATTGTTATAAAGTATTGGAAATGGCAGATCAACACCCTGAAAATATAAATTATTTTGTCACAGACACGATGAATATTATTGAAATGTTAAGAGCAAAATATAAATCCCCAAATACCTTGAAGACTAAATATGCTTCCATAATTGTGATTATACGATGCATGGAACTAGATAACCAATCTGATGCCGATAAATTTAATTACAACTTATCAATTCAACTTTTAACTAATGAGATTGTAAAGTTATCTGAGCAAATTAAAGCAGAGTTGGCTACAGGTGAAAAGACTAAATCGCAAGAAGAAAATTGGCTGACTGAATCTGATAAAATTAAGATTGATATGCATTTGAAATCTTTGATTAAGCTTGACATTAAGACTCCTGCAGATTTACTTGATATGCGTAACTATGTGATGTATAATTTGTACCAATCTCTTCCAACTCGAAATGATTTTGCGGATTCGAAATTAATATTCCAACCGCCTAAGAAAAGCTTGGATTTATCTACAGATGTTAATTATGTAATATTAAATAAGCGCGACAAGAGTGTGAAATATATTTTGAATGTCTACAAGACTGCTTCAACATACGGGCAAAAGGTTATTGATTTGGAGGCTTATCTATATCCTATGCTCCTTGAATACAAGAAGGCCAAAGAAAAGTTCAGTTCAAATCCTAGCTTGTTCTTAAATTCCGATGCGACTGAATCGCTTTCACGAAATCGTATGAGTGTTATTTATTCACAACTCGGCAAGATTGTGGGTAAAAAGCTCGGGACTTCCTTGAATCGCCATCAAGCAGTATCTGAGACGATGCCTTTGGAAAAAATGAAAAAGCTAGCTGGCAAAATGGGCCATTCAGTTCAAGAAGCAATGGATGTGTACGCTAAAATCTAATTTACAAATATATAAATGAGAGAAATTAATATATAAATATATATTTTATATATATATATATTTATTATGGAGACAATTGTTGAAGAAAAATCAGATTGCATTTATCACATTATTTGTATTAATAAAGATGTAGGGGAGTACGGAGTGGAAAAGATTGGGACTCATTTCATTGTAGCGCGCGGAGAAAAATCTCATTGTGAGCAAATTCTGGCGCTAATAGACCCGAAGATTGAAAAAGAAATTAAAGAAGAAATTAAATTAAATATTTTTATTAGATTTTATAATTATATAAAAAGTTTTTTATATTAAATATATAATAATGCCTTTTAAAATTGTTAAATATCTTAACGGAAAATATTCAGTTCAGAATCGGATAACTGGCCATTTATTTTCCAAAGGTTCAACTCTAAAAGCAGCAAAAGCTCAATTGCGATTACTGGAAGCAAAGATGTCTGGGGCTGGTCAAGGTAGAGAACTAGAATATAAATCGATGAGTGATGCCGATTTAAATGCCTACTTTCCAGGTGCTCGAGTAGTAAAATATTCAGAGATTCCGAAAAATAAAAGCGTTATGGATTGGATAAGACCAAATGAAGTTGTATTTTTACTTTACGAACAAGAAATTAATCAAGGTCATTGGTGCGGAATTTGTCGCAGCGATGATGCAGTGTATTATTTTGACAGCTACGGAAATCCCCCAGAAAAGCCTCTGAGTTGGAACAGTCCAGAAAAGAATGAGGAATTACAACAGGAACCAGGTGTATTAAAAAATATGTTGTATGCGAGCCCTCTACCCGTATATTTTAATGACTATGACTATCAATCAAAAGAGGATGGAGTTAGTACTTGCGGTAGACATGTAAGTATGTTCTTTTGCTTTTTTAAGAAATTAGGTGGAGACCTGCGTGGATTCAAAAAGATGATTGATGCAGAAAGAAAGAAGCAGAAAAAGACGGCGGATGAACTTGCCACCGAAGTAGTTACTTTATAACAATATATTCTTTATGCTTTTTAGTCTTGAAATGTCTTGCTTTATGTTTGTGTGTAAATTTACCACCACATTCACAAATGAATTTCTCATTTATTTTTTCAGAATGTTCTGCTTGATATTTTGCATTAAGTTCTTTAATTTCTTCGCGGTGTTCAATTTTATATTTTGCCGAATATTCTTTATTTTTTTCAAGGCCTTCTTCACGATTTACTTGTGCTCGCATTTTATTTACAATATCTTCTTTATATAAATCTTGATAATTTCTCTCTAGCCAAGTCAATTGCTTCTTAAATTCTTTTTTATATGTGATATCATCATCAATATATTCTTCTAATATCATATATTCAAATGGTCCTAATAATTTGCTTGTACAATCATTTTTTTTTTTACTTCTGTGTTCTCTTAATCTCCGTGTTAAATTTATCGAGCTTCCAATATAACCTAACCCCGTCTCAATGCTTGTTAATAGATAGACTTGTCCTTTCATTTTACTAATTTAAAATAATAAAATTGAGAGAATTTAATTCAATTTTTTTATTAATTAAATATTTAATATTTAATTAATATATAAAAATGGACACCAAAATAAAAATTGATAATATTTTGAGTAATAATAAAATTATAGATTTAGAAAATTTCTTAGAAAAAAGAAGTTGTATCAATACATATAATCAATGGCTTAGTTATATTTTTTATCTTTTTCAAGCAGTTGGTGTATTTCTTGTCAGTATCGGTAATGCATATAAGAACGATTATTCTATCTGGACAGGAGTTGGGTTGAACTCATTAGCTAGTTTTATATATATAATTATAAATTCCAATCACAAAATAAGTTCATCTTTATATAATAATATCCAGAAAATCAAAAATGGAAATTATGTCGATGAAGAAGACCTTGATGCTATTGATAAAAATAGTAATAGTTCTGGAAATTTAACCCCCAAAAATATACGACAGTTAAGTTCCTATATTTGAGTAATAATAATATATTTTTATATTATTATTTTATTAGCATATATGCAGTCATTTACAACCGATCTTCCAACGCACCCATCGACATTTTACCTTTATGCTTTTTGCCAGCTGACATACCAGACCCAGCTGACATACCAGACCCAGCCGACATACCCATCCCAGCGGGAATTTTGCCCATTGTCGCTTTGAGGCGGGAGAATTGTGATGGAGTTTCAGCACCACCAACCATGCGAAGAGCCGAAGAATACCCAGAGGCTTCTTGACGAGATGCTTCCAACACGTCTGATTTCGTAAGCACACCAAGATATGAGCTTGATACACCACGTTCAATCGAGAATACACCGCTATTTTGAATTATAGTAAGCAGTTGATAATCATTAGCAGGAATTGCATTAACGGAATCCATATTCTTAACAGTTACATTGAATTGCAGCTGAAAATTACCAAGGGACCCGGCAGAATAGTAGTCTTCAGATAATTGAATATCTTTTCCAAATTCCAAACATAAAACTGAACCACAAGTTTGTAACTGATATAGACCTTGAGCCTCATCCTGATAAGGAGAACCTTGAGCAAAACCTCGGAATTCAGCCCAAGTCTGGTTGACACCGTTTTCAGTCGACATACGCCACAAGTCCTGAGGCGTTGCAGAACTCAACAGACCTGCAGTGTTGTTCCAGTTAATCGTAATATTTTGAATCGCTAACCAACTATCCGAATCGCCTGGTGTCCGCGAAGAAATTGGCTTACCAACAGAAATAAGAAGCTTATCCGGAATCATATTCAACTGCAGGGATTGAGATGTAATGGTTACTGAACCTCCAGCCGCAATCGCGGGACAAGTCGTAATATAACGAGGTAATTCGTAGTAGGGAACAACGTTACGTGCAGGAAAAAGGTCAGAAGCGTGAGGCGTCAAAAGTTGGAACAAGAGTTGAGGACTATACGCACCTGTAAATTTAACAGTGGGTAGAACAAGAGCCCCTTCAGGTCCAGTTCCAAATCGGGCAGCTATTAAACCTGAGCCTGTACCAAAACGAATGGCAGTATTCGCCGTCTGGTCCAAATTTATAATCGCACTAAGATTTTGGATTCCATAGAACCCACATCCTTCATCGCCTGCAAATGTGAAGGGAGAAATAAGAACTGGTTCAGTCACTGTAATTCGCACCGTAACAATACGAGCAGTACCTGCAGGCAAGTAGTTGTTGCTAGCGGTTGCGGTGTTTGATACTAACACACAACTAATAGTATCAAGAGGGAACGCACCACGAGGCAAAAAGTCGTTGTCCATTGAAGTACCATTGAAACCAGCCGCTGGATTATTAAGTGTTGTAATACCAACAGTATCAGAAAAGAACATAGGAGGAGCTTGAAAATAGGTATCAAAAGCAGATGGAGTCATTCCATTGTATCGAGCCAACCAACGCTTATCGTGAATTCGAAGTATAACTGCTAGAATATCACGTGTATTTTGCGATACGGTCGTGTTATTAATAGTGTACTGCTGCGATGTGATAAGCTGATTGAATACAAGAGGGCCGAAGCAGTCAGAACCACCGTAATGAAATAAATAATTGATACCAGTTTGCGAATCAGTAGGCTGAGTTCCTGTTGCGACGGTTGCACCTGTAACCGTGAACTCGAGTTGAGCTGTCATCAGCACATTTCGGGATACAACAGTTTCTTGCGATGGAATTTGAAGATTGAAATTGATGTTGGAAGTGAATGGCGAGGAACCAATCGCATTAAATCTTTGACATGTCATGTTCTGGCCTCCTTTGAGTACTGCATAGGATACTTGATCTGATACCATAAGACGTGAATCTTTCACTAGAACCTTCTTAAAATCGTTTGACATAATTATAAATTATATAATATGAATATATTTAAATGTAAATTTAACAATATAATATTTTATTTAATTGTCAATTTCTCTCCTTTAATTATTTATAAAAAGGAAATATAATAATATAAATATAAATAATATAATAAATATATAATAATGTCAAATTCACCAGATAATATATATTTAGATATTAGTACAGTTAATTCTGACAACTTGGGGAATAGTCTGCGAACTGCATTACAATTCAATGAAAATCGTACAAATGCGATTCTTAGTAATCCTAGCAATTATTTTTTGTCCGTTATTCGCTTTTCGGTCGATACGCCAGGCTCCACTTTGCCTATTTTTATCCCGGCTTTACTGATTGATGGAGTAAATATAGATCCGGATGTAACTGCCTACACAATTACACTTACAACTCCGGCAAACGGATTACTAACAAATGTATTAACTCAAAATGTCCGGTGGGCTCCCGAAGATCAGTCTGCCGCTAGGCCAAATAATAAAATCGCAATTAATACTTCTACAGGATTACCGTATATCACAACACAAGATATCGTAACTGGATATTATTCTGCGTATTCGGTCAAATGGTGGCTCAGTTGCATTAATAAGACCATTGCGAATTTGTGGGCACTAACTCCTGTTGGCTTAACAACTCCAGCTCCAACGCTTGTGATTGATGCAGGGTCTAATTTAATTACTTTAATTACCCCATACCCAACGACAACTGCCTGTAATTTCGCGTATTCAGATGAGAGCGTAAATGGGATCGGGTCACCACCAAATTATACGCAATCGCCGATTTATCTTGGAGTTAATAGTACTTTAGCAATAAATTATAATTTATTTTTTAATGAGCCTATGTATAACCTTTTATGCGGCTTTACAAGCGTGTATTATGGTAATACACTAACTAATGCTAATTTTAATGAAGCAGCTCAAGCGGTAGTAGCAGGAAGATTTTATTTATTCAATTATTTAATTACTCCGATTTATTTCAATGGAAAAAATGTGATTGTCCTCTCAAATCCAGCCCAGACTTGGATTAGCACAACTTCAGAATACAGTCCTGTTCCAATGTGGAATCCGATTCAAAGTGTGTCTTTTAATTCGTCGCTATTGCCTGTCTTGACAAATAATTCCTCGCCGCCAAAAGTATTTAATAGTAATCAATATGATACTACATTTACTAGTAATAATAATTCGCAGAGAGATAATAGTATTAGTGATATTCAAATTGGACTTGTAACTGGATCGGAATACAAGCCGAATATTTTATATTTACCTGGAGCACAGTATAGATTGATAGATATGTTGGGAAATAATCCGATTTATCAAGTCTCTTTTTCGATCACGTTTAAGACCAAATACGGGCAGATTGTTCCATTTCGGCTCGGAAGTCAGTGTGGAGCCAATCTGAAATTGTTATTTGTACGCAAGAGGATGTATCTAGCGAATCTTCCTCCCTATGATACAAATTAAAAAGAGGCCTCTAGAGGATTAAGTATATTTTATACTTACCCTCTAAATCCTCTAAAAATGGGATTTTAGAAAAGTCTACATAGAGAATTTAGTTGTATACAACACTTTTCCAAAACGTAGAGATTTAGAGGAATAGAGGCGGAGAAAGAGGACTCTTCATAAGTATATTTTATACTTACCCTCTAAATCCTCTAAAAATGGGATTTTAGAAAAGTCTACATAGAGAATTTAGTTGTATACAACACTTTTCCAGAACGTAGAGATTTAGAGGAATAGAGGCGGAGAAAGAGGACTCTTTATAAGTATATTTATTACTTTATGCTTTAGAAAAGGAGAGAAATTAATAATAAAAATTTAAATAAAATTTACTATTTATTATTTCTTATAAATTAAAGAGAATTATTATATAAATAAAAAACTTTATATAAAAGTATAATAATGCCCTATAATTCCAAATATAACAGAATGATTGCTGATGAAATGAATCGTATTAATGAGAATAAAGCAGATTACATGGCATATAGTAATCAAGTATTTGTTAACGGTAATAAATTTATGGGAGCTGATGATTTACTGAAATTACCAGCTAAGCTCCGCCCAAAATATGCCGAACATAGACAACCGATTGATTATACAGGCGGTATTACTCACAAAAATGGTGAAGGATATTCTGCTGGAATGAAATTTGGATCTAAATTTGGTGAAGATATGAATCGTAATAAGGCTGCATATATGCCTAAAAGATTACGTTGTGAATCTAGTTCTGAATCTAGTTCTGATTCTGGTTCTGATTCTGATTCTGATGATTATGATGAAGAAGAAGTGCCATCCTTAGAAGATTTACTAGAACATTTGGCTGGACTTAAAATGGATCAAACGACTCATA